ACTAGAATCTGTTTATTTTTATACACCGATACCTTGAGCATCCAATTCCCTCTGCGAACCAGAAAGAATGATATTAGGTTTGGTGATAATTTAGCTTTCATCTTAACAAGTATTTAGGGGAACCCGAAAGTCCCCCTATTTGTTAAGATTTGTTTGGTTCTGGCTTTTTGCCGTTTACCCAATCCCAATCATCATCAGTCATTGGTGTCCAATTATTCATTTAACTTTACCTGATTTGTAAGTTCGAAATAAATGAATACCTTCGCTAAGACCAATAAAAATATTCTTAAAGTTTTTCAGCAGCTTTATCATATGAGTCCTCTTGTAAGAATTGTTTTTTACCAGCAGTCTTAACTTGAACTTTCTTTGGCGTTGATGCTTCAGGAACCATGCGTTCCAAAGCAATCTTAAGCATACCATTAAATAGTTCTGCGTTCTTAACTTCAATGTGGTCATCGAGAGCGAATGCGCGAGTGAATGCACGAGTAGCGATACCTTTGAACAAGAAGGTTTCTTCTGGCTCAGCGGTGGCTTGTACATTACCCTTAACGACTAACTTACCACCATCAATTGTTACATCAATCTCAGACTCGCCGAAACCAGCTACTGCCAATTCGATTGTGTATGAGTTCTCATCATTCTTGCGAATGTTATATGGAGGGTAGTTAGGAATGTTCTTTGTAAGATCATCGTGCAATACTTTAAATTGTTTTGCAGATTCTTCAAAACCGACAAAGAATTTGTCGAAGTCCTTGAACGCTGGACCAAATGCGATTTTGCCAATCTTAAAATCAGTCATGGTATCTCCTTATTGTTTGAATGCTTTTTTAGCATCGAACGTATAAGCCGACATACCAAGCGCCATGTAAAAATCTACATGTGCTTTAGCCACGATCTTTGCGAACGAAGATTGTGCTGCGATAAAGGCATTGAGGGGTTTTTTAAATTCGTCATTGTCGACGCAAGTCTCAACGAATTTGGATTTGATTCCTTGGAAGGAATCGATGGCTGTGTTAATGTTATTCAACATTGTGGTTCTCCTATTAAGCGAGTAAGTAAAATGACACCCCGAAGGCATGTCGATAAATGCTGGTTACTTTATCCAGCGACAATTACGTATGTCAGTTCAATTGCACGGACGCCTATAACCGTAGACTACAGCGGATCCTAAGGTGGATTCTTGGTAGTGATTGAATAGGGTACCAGCCTATCTTCCCATCCCTGAGAATTTATTCTTTATGCAGCAGGAAGTTCTGCAGCTGCGGCAGTAGCTGCTTCTGCTTGTGGATCGCCTTGCTGTTTGATCTTAACGATAAGGTTAGCAACTTCTTCGAACGGGTGCTTACCCAATACGGCAAGAATCATGTTTACTTCTGGAATGCTCAATTCAAATTTAATCATTTTTATTTCCTATAAAATTATTTAGTTTTTTTACCAATATTGTACTTAGGTACAAGTTCCCACTGTTCTTTCTCTTTAAAAGAAACAACTTTAATTTGCGACAGAGATGCTTTCTGGTCAGCTTGTGAATTATTTAGGATCTTTAAGAGATCCCAATCCTGAAGCAAACCAGCAATGGCATTTCTACGCTCAATATCACCTGCAGTGATATTCGATTCTTTACCATCCAAAGCAAATAACTCTTTGAAGTGGACGATAAAATACCTACCTTGTTTGTGCAAGATATGGCATGATTGGTACAGTTTGTTTTCTTTTCTGGAAGCAATGCCGATTCGAGTAAGTGTCTCGCGAACCTTCAGAAAGTTATCTGGTTCTGGCAGCGTCACTTCAAGCATCGACTCAGGTTTCCAGTCGTAATAAATCATTTCAACAGTCATGATTTTCCACCTTTGTATAATTTTTCTTTTATCATAATCAAGTTCTCATCAGTCAACACCTTTAGTGCTTCTGATGCCTTTTCACTTGAATACCCATAATACTCTTTAACGAGTTCGAGAGATTCAGATTCAGCGTCTTTTTTAGACCACTTGCTAAATCTCTTCTTCCTCGAAATAATATTTAGGAAAAAGAAAAACTGCATATCCTTATCCAAACCAGCGTGTTGATTCATCTGGTTGGCATAGAATATGGTATCGGGGAAATACGACAGTCCTCTATTTATTAAGAAAGGTTTATAGTCCTTGCCTGCTTGCGGATCCTTTTCAAATAAGTTTTCTTTGGTAAAGTTGATGGCATTAATAAAATCAAAAGGGCTCATTGAGAACCTTCAGAGTTTCTTTGGAAGCCATGAATCTTTGATCAGGGTATCGTTTCGCAAGTGTTTCTTCTAACTCTCTGCGACTTTTACCCTGAGCCAAGAACTCAGAAGTTTCTTTGTTATAAGCATAAAGACAGTTAGCATCACGCTCAACATCAATCATAATTAAAGAATCTTGGGTATCCTCTTCAGCGGATTCTTCAATTTCAGAAAACAAGCGTTCAATAGTTCGTCTTGCTTGACGCTCTCTTGCGTACCAACCATAAACTGCACCCACAATCCATACTGCAACGTATGTCAAATAATCAATAAATTCCATAGCATCCTCATTTGAATTTACAGTTAGCCATGATCTCGGTCAGCGCTGCCATAATATTTAGTTCGTGATCTGCCACGAACGCTGCTTTATATTGGTAGTCTGCTAGAATCAAAACCAGCTGAGGGATGCTATCTGGTGCCAGTGTGGCAGTTGCGGTATCATAAAGTTCACGGAACAATGCAACCGTATCTGAATCGGAATTCTTTCCAACCCACTTACGAACATTAGTGAAGTCCTTTTCTTTCATTAACTTGGTCAAGTCCTTGAAGGATTCCTGACTCATGTTAACTAAGATACCAGAATCAATCTTACCTGAAACACTATATCGCTGAAGTTCATTTAGAACCCTGCGATAGTCGGGGAAGTGTTTCGTGATAAGTTCCGCAACTACCTTCTGGTCAAACTCAATATTCTCTTGTTTGAGAATCTGTGTGGCTCGCTTGAAGAATTGCCCAAGGAGAACCTGTTTGTCTTTGTTGTCAATCTTAAAATCAATACATGCGCAACGAGAATGAATCGCTTCTAGGATTCGATTCTTGAAGTTACATGTAAAGATAAAACGACAGTTGGCAGAAAACTCTTCAATGAAACTACGCAGGGCTGGCTGAGTAGAATTGGCTTGTAGATAATCTGCCTCATCAATGATAACGATCTTTGGAGAATCTGTCAGGGAAACTGTTGAAGCAAATCCCTTAATCTTTACTCGGAGAGTATCAATACCAGATTCTTCTGAGCCGTTAATCATAATGTACTCAGCACCAATCTCATTACATAGTGCTTTAGCCACAGTAGTTTTACCTACCCCAGCTGTCCCTGAAAGAAGGAAGTGGGGTAGTTCGCCTTGGGCGATATACTGCTTGAAGGTTTGCTTCAACGATTCAGGAAGAACACAATCGTCAATCTTCTGTGGGCGATACTTTTCTACCCAGAGAAACTGGTCATCACGTGAATCAATCATAATATAAATCTCTCAATTAAACTTCGAATGTAGAATCTGCCTCAACTGCAACATAATAAACTAAATCGCCAGCACCTTTAAAGCGAGAGATCTTCTTGCTGGAGATAGACACTTGATAGTCACCTGGAATCATCTTTAGGTTTTCTACCTTCAAATTAACTTTGAACTTCTTCTCAGTTGCTCCAACTGCGGAGTTATAAGAGTTACCAGTAGCGTTCTTCTTATCACCAACAACTACAGCAATAGTAGAACCATCACCAACGATTGATACATCAGAAGCACGAAGAACAGAAGCAGTTCGTTGAATCATGCTGAGCATATTAGCACTCATAGGGAATTCAATTTCTGCATCAGGGAAGGTAATTGCTTTTTGCGGAGCAGTTAGAACACTTGCATCAGCTGCGAAATACTTAATGCTATTTCCGCCTTGCTCAATAGTAACCCACTTGTCATTGAATGTCAATTCTGGATCTTCAAACAACGACATGGCACCGAGGAACTCATTGAGGTCATAG